TAGTAAAGCCGCTATTAAAACGGATATAACGCCACTTTCTGTTGAGAATGAGAGCATGTTTTTAGTTGTTGATTGTATTGTGTTTCCAGCATCGCATACAAGTTCTATAAATTTATTTGTCATGTTTTATGGTGTTTTTAATTTTATTGATTAGTTTTATTTTGCATATTAATAACCTTGAATTTATTATACTGCCAAAGCCGTCAATACTCTACTATCATATTTTAGCCAATTGTTTACACGAGGATAATAACCATTTTCATATACCCAATTTGCAGTATCTGAAAATAAGTTACTCCCATCTGTTAATTGAGCCGTTGTTTTTGCAACTCCATTATATACACCATAGGCACCTGCATATAAAGTACTGTCATAATAATTATTTCCTCCTGTGTTAGAAATTCCTGCAATTTGACCACAACTATTTATAGTTGCATTCATTTCCACATTTCCTTTATTGTAACACTTACTTATATTTGCAATACCCATTGATATTCCAAAACATCCAAAATTTGCTCTATTTGTTGTTAGAGTTCCTGTGTTAAGGCAGTTTGTTATAGTACCATAATTATTATTATACGAAGCACATATTCCTGCTACAATACCGCTTCCACTAGTATTACTGCCAGTGTATGATATGTTACAAAAATTACAACACCTATTAATAAGACCACCAGCTTCAACTATCGCATGAACAATTGCAGTAGTTCCATAGGTGGTACTTGTCCAATTGCCAAAATTATAGCAATCTTCTATTATTTGATTGCTTTTTAAATTTCCAATTAAGGAAATTAAATTAACATTAGTTACAGAAACACTCGATACTATTTTAGAAATATGACAAGTTTCAAATAATACACCTGCAATGATACATATTTGTGTGTTTGCAGTAATTGTATAAGAACCCGATATTTCAAAATTTCTTATTTTTGCTCCATTAATATAAATAAACAATCCACTGTAATAAGCATTGCTCGTATTATTTACTGTAGAGAAGTTTGTGAGTTTATGTCCCCCTCCATCAAAAACTCCTGCAAAATATTTAGATGTACTCTGTGTTCCTGTCCAAGTTCCTATCCCTGTCCAAGCAGGATTGTTCATATTAATGTCATTCATTACCTTGAACTTCTTACCTGCATATCCAGTTGTACCGCCCAAAAATCTTGTTCCAGAACTTTCAGTACCCGCATTTACTCTTGTTTGCAGCTCTTGTAAGTCTGCAAGAGTATAAATAAAATAATCGTAATGTTCTTTTAAAAATGCCTGATTCATAGTGTTATATCGTTAAATGTATTTGAAGAAACAATTGTATCAATTTCTTCTTTTGTCAAAGCTGTATTAATTTGAGAGATAATAGAGTTTTTCTCTGTAGTTAGGGCTGTAATAAGTGCTTTTAAAGTAGCAATTGTATAATCGCCCATTTCAATTCCCGCCCAAACCTCATCTCTTTTGTCGGCAGGAAATAATTCATTCTTTCTTGCATTTGAAATATTTTCAACTTCACTTATTTTTTCAGCTTTATAGGCTTCTAAATCAAAGATAATTTCATTCAATTTACAATTTTTTATTTCCTGAATTGTTAACGGTACTTTATTGTTTACATTATCAAGATAGAATTTAACTTTCTCTGAATTTTCATCTCCTAAAAATTCATATAATTCAGGTTGCAACTCTTGAAAGTTGTTATAAGCACCTGTTACAATTCTTTGATTTTCAAAAATATAATAATACATGTCTTTTTTATTTTAATTATTATTAGCTCACTGCTGTTTGTTCATCACCCCAAAAAATATTCATATCTGTCGAACTTGCTTCTCCTGTCATTTCCCATGAAATTGTGCGCCTTAACCCAGCTGATATTATAATACCACTTGTTGAATAAGGATAATTTACAATACCACTTGCATTTGGAAATGTAATAGTAATTGCACTTTCTGTATTGTTTTCAAATGTTAATTCACAACAAGCATCATTAGTTGGTGCAGAAATTGTAATTGCTCTTGTTGTTGCCGTATTGTTTAATTGACAAAACAATTTTGTATTTACAGAATATGAAGATACCGTTGATATTGCAGTCCCTGATGTGTCAGATAAAACAACTACATTAGGGCTTAAATTATCAAGTCTTACAAGTTTTGTACCTGAAACATATTGATAAGATTTTCCTTTCCATTTATATATTACATTTGTACTTGCAGCTACACCTGAACCCCAAGTGTCTGTACCTGTTGCAGTATAAATTTTGCCATCACTTGTGTCAAAACAAGTTTCTCCCGTTGTACAAGTTGCAGGTTTAGCTTGATAATAGGTTAGTGTAAAATAGGTTAGAGAATTTGATATCTTAGTTCTTTCCGAAGAGGTTAGTATTAAATTAGTATCTCCCTCTGCCATGTTGTCCATATCAAAGGCATCACCCTCTACACTTGTTGGGTCGTAAGTTGAAGCAAGCATATCTCCACTCGTACTTGTTATAACAAGTTTATTTTCATTTGCTCCAGTCCCCTCTGCTAAAGAAATACCTGTTCCTGCTACAAACTTATCTGCTATATAACCTGCTGTTGGATCATCTGCATCATATTTTACTTTTTCATCAGTTCCTGTATCAGAACCTTTTTTTGCAGCCAACTCGTCGATTGCATCCTGGGCGTTATCAGCTTCTAAGTTAGAGATTGTATTGTCAAAATAAATGTCTTTAGCATCGTAGTTTATTCGCTGATTGTCTAAATCTGCAACTTTTTTAATTTCAAGATATGCCGCCTTATCACTATTTGCAGCAACAGTCACAAATTTGCCATTACCATAACATACGTTTCCCCAACTCTGAACACTTGGAAGAGTTGCAGCAACCCAATTTATCCCGTCTGTACTATATGCCGCACTATCACTATTATAAGCAACAGCCACATATTTTCCATTACCATAACATACATTATACCAATCCGCAGAACTTGGAAGAGTTGCAGCAACCCAATTTATCCCGTCTGTACTATATGCTGCCTTGTCACTATTTGTAGCAACAACCACAAATTTGCCATTACCATAACATACGTTTCCCCAACTCTGAACACTTGGAAGAGTTGCAGCAACCCAATTTATCCCGTCTGTACTATATGCTGCCTTGTCACTATTAAGATAAGCAACAGCCACATATTTGCCATTACCATAACATACATTATACCAGCGTCCTGAACTTGGAAGAGTTGCAGCAACCCAATTTATCCCGTCTGTACTATATGCTGCCTTGGCGCTATTATAAGCAACAGCCACATATTTTCCATTACCATAACATACACTATACCACTAAGCAGAACTTGGAAGAGTTGCAGCAACCCAATTTATCCCGTCTGTACTATATGCCGCACTATCACTATTATAAGCAACAGCCACATATTTTCCATTACCATAACATACACAACTCCACTCTGCTGAACTTGGAAGAGTTGCAGCAACCCAATTTATCCCGTCTGTACTATATGCTGCCTTGTCGCTATTATTAGCAACAGCCACATATTTTCCATTACCATAACATACATTATACCAATCCGCAGAACTTGGAAGAGTTGCAGCAATAAAAGTATTATTAAGTAAATTTGCTTTCATCTGTAACTGGTCATACAACAATTTTGCGGAAGGAATTTGTGCGTTTGTTGAACTACTTGAAATCGTTGTAACAAGATTTGAAAGTTTGATATATATAGAATCAAATAAGGTTATTAATTTTGCTTTTATATTACTCCAAGTCGTCTTTTTTAATACATTTCCATTCTCACTGTCAACAAATCCAAATTCATCAGCATTTACAATTATATCTTTTGTTTCAGAGGCGTGAATAAGACCTGCAATATCGCTGTTTACGATAGCCGCCATATCACTACCTCCCCACCTGTACTGTTTGTTTAATACAGAATCATCCAAAACAACATAGATTTTTCCGCGTTCCGGAGTAACTCCCGCATCCCAACTTGTTGTATCTAAATCGTAGGTATAGATTAGTTTTGCAGTCGGAGCATAATATTTATCATTATCAGCTAAATCAGTTGTCGGTGCTGTGTCTGAATAAGTCCTTAATTCAATTACATCGTCAACAAAAGAGGGCAACTGTGATGACGGTACTAATCCGTCAACCAAATCGGCTTTATTAGTCAAACTATCATATACAAGTTTTTCGGTTGGATAGTTAGTATCGTTTGGTGTAACAGACCAGGTAGAAACTTTATTAGAAGTCTTTTCAATATTTTCTTCCACTAACGTCCAACTGTCAGTTTCCCCACTTCCGTCTCCTGTTACAGTTAGAACTGATGAATGAGATTGAAATGTAAATATAACTAAATCTGCACCTACGGTAATATTTTCAGTAATAATTCCGACAATCCCAATGTAGTAAGCAATAATTTGTTTGTTTGCCGTAATTGCTGCAATTATTTCAGCTACTGTCTTTGTCGAAGTCAATGTTTCACCTGAATATGAAAATATTACTGGTAAGTAATCAAGTTTAGCATCCCAATTTGATTTTTCTGTTGCAGAAACAAGTTTATTAGTAGTTCCATCATTCATATTGTCCATATCAAAAGCATCGCCGGCTACATTTGTAGGGTCATAGGTTGCAGCTAACATATCACCGCTTCCTGCACCACTCAAAATAAATGCCTTCAGTTCTGCAACGGTTGTTTTGAGCGGTATTGCAACTGACGGCGTTTTAACTTCAATAATTGTCGTGTCCTCAAGAGATGTTATTGCTTCAAGTTCCTCTGATGAATAGATGTATCTTATATCATCTGGTAAAATTTGTTCTGCCATTTTTATTTATATTTTTTATTGTTTATATCCTCTTATGTAAAATTTAGTTCCGTCCTTATATCCCATTAGCATTTTTTTTTCGTCAGCCTTAAAACCACTTTCGTAAAATTTTCGCAATGCAATTATAGTCATCTCTTCCGTCCAAGAAACATACATTATATTGTTGCTTTTTACAAATGTAACAATCCTTGACTTACCTGCCGATATTGTGCAACCACCATCTTGTATTGACTTTTTCCCGTCATAACTATAATACATTGTTATTGTCGCATCTGTTACATTTGTAAACTCAACGGAGTTCTTTACACCATCGTATTCTGTTGACAATTGTATTACCCTTGTTGTGGCAGTATTATTAAGTTCACAAGTACTAATGGTATAAACCTTAGTTCCTGCAATGGAGGTTATCTGTTTTGTTGTCGTGTCCTGTAATACTATGTACTTGAAATTGTCGGAGTATGTTTTTTCGTCAACAACGCTTTTTATACCTTGCCTTAGTTCGCTATTAAGTTGTGTTGGGGTAATGCTTGAACTTCTAATAAGTGATGTTCCGCCAAGTGAAATTTGCGTTGCTTGTGCGCTTATAAAGTGCTGAACAAAGTTTGTGTTAAGTATAGGTTTGTTCTTTTTTCTCGGCTTGTATGTTTCCGAAAATGAAATAGTATATTCAGGGTATAGATTTTTAAGGTCGTATCTTATTGAAATAGATTCAATATAATTATCGTATAGTGTAGTTCCGAACTTAACCCTTATTTTGGAAAGTTCTGTTATTGTAATTGCATTGTCATTAATAAACTTTTCAGAAAATGAAGCGTCAAAAGTAAACTTAAATTTATTTTCTTCAATTAGCTTTTCAATACAATCGTCATGTAACCGTTTCTCTGCAAGTTTTACATATATTTCTGGAAGATTAATATTTAAAAATACGAAGTAATCCCCATTAGTTGGCTTTATGCTTTGTGATGGTAATAGGGTGTTAAAAGTATCAATGTCTTTTTTACAAGTAAGCTTAACGGCTGCATTAGTTGTGTCTTCGTGTGTTCCCGTGTCCCGAATTACAAAATTACAAGCGGCACAATTTCCAGTTCTCATACTTATTGTTGCACTACCACCCTCCGAAAGACAATCGTAAAGATTAAATCCAAGTGGAGGTATTGTTATATAAAAGTATGGATGTTCAACCTCACCGTCAGAATTTATAATATCATTATCATTGGCGTCATATTCAAAAAGCATAACGCTGTCAATACGGTGTCCGTTATAAACCGCTTCCTCAATAGTTGGCTTAATATCATTGTTTTCAATTAAGTAGTCAACTGGATATTCCGCATTATATTGATTTTCATAACTACCACCAATTGCATAGTAAAAACGCTCTCTACCAAGTGATGTACGATATATTGGAGGCATTAAATTAGCCTGTGGTGTAATCCACATTTCGCCAAGTGCTGCAAGTGAGTTTCTGTCGTCAGTTTTATTTGGATAGTAGTATGGTATGTTTTCAGTGCCACCAATAGCCGTTATTCTTGTAACCGGCTTATGGTCTGTCATTGACTTTGTTATTGCATATAATCCAGTATTTTTACCATACTCAAAAGTGTACGGTATTAGCTCGTAACTATCACCAAAGTATATTGTCTTTCCAATTATATAAAACGGTATTTCATATATTTCGTTTACATATTTAAGTACGTCATAAATGTACATGTTAGTAACCGAAAACGTTTTAACTTCCGAAGTTGTCCCCTCAACTAAAACACAACTCCACCCCGTATTTGGTAATTGCTTTTGTAGGTTTGCATTAATACGGGCAACTATTTCAACAATATCAGCCGAAGATACAACGCTCATAGTTTCCGTAAAGCACTTGTCATATCCGCTCGTAACAATGTCGAAGAAATATGCGTTTTTAAGTGCAGCTAAAGCGTGTTCTGCCGTAGCCGTGTATTTATATAATACACCCTCATTATTCTTTACAGCGTTTGGTGTACGCCTTATGTAATACTTATATCCATCATAAATAATATATTCGTTTGTAGTCCAATAATCATTTAGATTATCGCTATGGTAAAATTCAAGTTCAATAGATATATTATCCATCCTTTGGCAATTGTACGTATAGTTATTTACGTATATTTCAGTACCAGTAAAAATATAACCGTCAACTCCACCCTTTTCCGTATATATTATTAAACTATCCATAGTTAGTATTTATAAATCGTTTGCTTATTTGATAGATTCCTATTGTTTCCTTTATTATAGGAAACAAATATTTTCTTAATCGGAAATTGGTTCGTTTTTTCTGTTGTATAAATTAATTCGTCATGCTCCAACTCTTGTAATATTTCATACATTTCATCTGGATTGTCACAGCTTATAATTACAGCGCAGCCGTCCCTTAGCTTTGAATCCTTGTCAATCTTTAATAGCTTAGCCACTCTTTTACTCACAAAGCCACACTCTATACAAATATTACCACCGCTTATACTCTGTGCAGGGTCAAGAATATTCACAATAAATGTTTCTATATTATTCCTCTGTTCTTCTGTCGGCTCATTTTTAATAGCCCATCTTTCAGCGGTTCTGTTTTTGCATAAATCAGAAACGCTGAAATACAACAATCCTTTATTCATTTTCGGCTTCTCTATCATTGTTCACGTCCTCCACATTATTGTTACTATTTTCGTTTTGAGAATTACTTAATAATTGCTCCCTTTTTTCTTTTTCAGTCTGCTTCTGTTCTAAAATTGCTTGTTCATCATCTATCCTTTGCAGTTCATCGGGGTTGCTTTCAGTATTTCTTTCAACCAATGTTCTTTTTGAAATACCATTAGCACCAGCCAATTGAATAAGCATACTGTTATATTCAAACTCACTTTGCGGCATCCATACGTCAAATTGGCTGCTTATATGTAGTTTGTCAAATTCCGTTATTGCTCTTTCAAATCCAACTTCTCTACTATTGACAAGTTCTATTGCCAATCCCCACTTAAATAAACGCATCATCTTAGATGCCACATTTTGCCACTCTGCAACGTGCTTTTTTGCAGCCTCCAAGTCCATTGACATTGTTAACTTAACGGCGACACCACTTATGTCGCTTCCAATAGAAATATCTTTTGGGTGTATAAAAGTAGTGGAAGTAACGGTTTGTATATCGTGCCAAAGTTCATCACGCCTTTTTTCAAGTCCACTTGGTTCTGGTGGTACTAAGAATTTAGCGTCTGCATTAGCATCCATACTGTTATCAACCATCATGTGCGCGCCTGCTGGTTTTCGTGGGTCATCTACAACGTTCCCCTTTACATAAAATATACCGCTTCCATACTTATTCATAAGAGCAGAATAGGTGCAACTTAACCTTTCATAGTCTTCAATTAATGGTTGTGCTGGAGAATGCAATGGGTCTGAACGTTTTGTAATAAGTGGAATTTCTTTAAATCCATGTGGGTTTGTTTCTATAAGTTTCCAAACCGCACCAACAACTCCTTTGTCATTTTTCTGTTTTATATGTCTGTAAAAATACGTATCATCGTAGCTGTCAATGTATTCATCTCCATTGCTATTATAGTAAATACTTTCAATAAGTCTATCACCATTATCGTCATTTTGAGGGCATATAACATAACCGTCTTTAAAAGACAAACAGCGACAACGAATCTTTCCACTATAATCCCAATAGAACAATAATCCACCGTCACCAATACCCCAAACGGATTCAAATAGCTTGTATTTTCCGTTTTCAATATTATACTCTTCCCACATTTCTTTTATCTTTGAGAAATATCTGCTTTCCTCTTCAGACGGCGTATTATTAAGCAAAGTGTGTATCGTCTTGTTCCCACAAATATGAACAATGTTTTTATATAAAATTCTCTGTTGGATTGCAAGTGATGACTTATTATATTCTACAATGGTTTGCGTTCCGTCTTCCAACCAGGCCGTCATAAATGGAACATTTTTGTCAAATAAAATCTTATGGCACTTTGGGTCAAGTTCTGCCATAAACTCCTCTTGTGTAATAATTGTCCTTGTGAAATTAGGAAGGGTTGCGCGAACGGTAGTGTTCATCCCAATTGTATTATCGTCCGATGTTTTCAGTTCTCCGCCACGTGTAAATGGCTTTTTTTCAAGTAGTTTTTCTGGGTCTGCTAAAAACTCCCTAATTTTATTTTTTCTTTTTTCTTTAATTGATGTAGCCATATTATTTTTTTATTTTTATTATATCCAACTTCCGAAAGCACCTGATTGTATATTGTATTTGTTTCCGTAATTATTAGTTGCAATCCTGTCAATTGTTAACTCCTCACCAAGTGGCATTCTTAAAAGCGGCATCATTCTCATTATGCAAGGGTCAATAATATCCATAGACCGTCTTTTGCCAAGTATCTTATTCATTTCAACCTTTGAGAATAGTGTTCTCTTTCCGCTGTTAGCCTCATTAAATCTTATTGCATTACACTCTTGTATAAACTCTGTTCCAATTCGCATATAAGAGTTCAGATTCTTATGCTTATACTGCCTGTCTGCAACCTCTCTGTCAAAAGATATTCCACAGCTCTTTATAAGTTCAACAAGCCTATAAGCGCATTCGTCTTTCATTGTAGGATATGTAGTTTTAAATAATCCCCTTGAACTATTTCTCGAAGTAAAAGCTATCGCTGCTGGTATATAATCCTTGAAATACATTCCGTTGGTTGCATCAAAAATAATCCTACTATGGGCTATATTCCATTTTTCGGCAACTATTTTTACCCTCGTTGCATTCTCCATAGGCGTTGAAGTCGAAATTGTTACAATATCAACAATATGCAATCCATTCCAAACAACAACAACCGTGTTATCCTTTCCCTGTCCTGCCAAGTCAACCGTTATCCACCAATCACCGTTAGACTGCGCGTCATTGTCAAATACTTTCTGTGCTTCATTTATTGTTATAATTGATGAATCCTCTTCTTCATCTTCGTCAATATTCCAATTACCCTCAATATATGCAGTTGAACGTTTACCACCTGCCATTGCAATATTACCGGCATACGCCTTATTACCATCAAACATTGCCTTGTTTTCGTCTAAATAACCCCTGTAAAAAACAAACGACTTTATGAAATCTTCGTATGTAACGCTATTCCTTAATGCTTTTATTTTCTTATCAATATCAGCCGAACAAAGCTCATAAACCTCTTTTTTTGTATTTCCCCAAACAACGTCTTCTACCGTTTCACCAGCTATATAAAAATAGCGAACAACGCCGTCACGTTCAGGGTCAATATATCCGTCTTCATCAATATACCAATCAATAAACTTTCTAATCCAATGGTTTTTTTTTGGGTTTGTAGTACCTCGTATCTTTGAACCTATTCCAGCCTTTCCACGAACACGTGTTGCAAAAATCATAAACGTACTGAACTCTAAGTATGAAGTTATTTCATCCATATATAAAAGGTCATATTGCCAACCCTTAATACGCTCCGATAATTTCTTTATGTTTTCATCCGCTATATGTGTAAAGTCAACCCAAGCACCAGTTGAATTATAAACAATACGTGGGTTTTCAGATTCCTTAACAGATATTTCACTTCCGTATATATTTCTAAACTCGTCAACCATGCCACCACCCGTCTTTGTATCGCCTAAATTACGCCTTGTATAACACGCACGAAAAGAGCCAATTCTTAGCCATTGTGCTGGTAATAAGCAACTTGCAAAGGTTTTCCCGCACGCCAAAATGCCGCCACCAAAAGCGACATCAACGTTAGAGCGGACGAATTTTTGTTGAAATCCCTCTTGTGGTTTTATTGTTTTTACAATTTTAGCACCGCTAATATTTTTTTCTTTCTCCACTATTATAATATAAAAAGAGTTATAATATATTGTGCAAAGATATAATAATTATCTAATATAGTTATAAAAATAGAAACAATAGTAAAACAATTAATGTATTATTGTGTGTGGTATATTAATAATTAATAAAAATTTAACGTGTATATTTGCATTTTTAAAATAATAAAACATAAAAATCTTATGGTAACAAAAGAAGAAGTCTTTAAAAATCTTAAAGCAAAACTGGTAAACAACCAAAAAATTAGCGACAGGACAATCAACGAAACATTAGATACACTAATCGTTGGAGCGTTAGAAACGGAAGATGATTCTACTTTTTCAGATAGAATATTTCCAGTTATTGACACCTTAAACAGAAATCTGATTAAGGATAACTCCGATGCAATCAATGATTATATCGCTAAAAATCCACCTGCCAATAAAAGGGAAGAGCAGAATAAACCAACTCCTCCAAAAACTCCAGAATCTCAAGGTTTGGAAGAACTACAAAGAACGCTTTTGGAATTATCTCAAAAAGTCGAACGTCAAGAAAAAATGGAAACACTTAACTCTAAAAAAAGAGAACTACGCGAACTCCTTACTAAAACTCACAAAATTGACGAAAAATGGTCTGACGAATATATAACCATGTTCCCAATTCAAGAAAATGACGACATTACTCAATTATCAACAAAAGCCTTAGAGTTCTATAATCTTTCTATTGCAAGCGTAAATTCTGACACATCTCCATTTTCACCAGATGGACGCAAAAAACCAATTGACATTGCAAGTGAATTTAATGACATTGTCAAATTAAAACAAGAAACTAACTAAAATTATTAATCATGTTACAATCAAACATCGTACGGGTAACTTACCAGCACCGTGATTCAATTCCGGGAGCAAAATTTGTCTTTGTGAAAATGAAAGGCAAACCAGCACCATGCGAAGTTCCAATCGGTATGCGTATTTTAAATCCGTTTACGGGTACGGCTACCGTTACCCCAAAAATTTATCAGGGTGACTTGTGCGAATATAAAACAGACGGCACAGGTTACATTATGAAAGTGTACAAACTTGCGAAAGCTGTTACTGCACAAGACACAACCATTTACATTACCGCTGACGGCTACTCACACATACCAGAAGCTGGAACTATTGTTATGAAAGCAGCCGCTACTTTGGCAACAGCTGGGGCAAGCGAAACTCTTGGAACTTGCACTAAAACAACCTATCTTGGTGCTGACGTTTACGCTTGCACTATTGAAGCCAACTCTTTGGGAACGGCTTCATTGGGAGACATCCTTGTTGAAGCAGACATTGACAGCGCAACAGAGGCAGTTTGTTTAGTACAAAACCCCAATAGCTTTGTTGATAATGATTATTGCTTTGCCTACGTTCCCGCAACAGGAAATACCGACTTTGACGGTGCAAGGTATTACATTACTCCCGTACTCCACGAAACTTGCTGGACTTCCAAAATGACTTGTTATCCAGCTTTTTTGAATGCTATTAACAAATCCCGTGTTTCAGGGTGGTTTGAACTTTAATTTATTAACTTTTAAAAATACAAAACATTATGAAATACGGAAGTATAGACTTGGGAAGATACGACAGATTATTTTCTACAAGTGATAGACAATACATACAGAAGTTTATCAACGACTTAGGTTTGTTTAAAACAAACTTCGGTTTTTGGAAAGAACATTTTGTAAGGGACACTAACCCAACTCCTACTGGAGTAGAGGGGGCGGCAGCCTATACGGTTTATGCAATTGATAGGGCAGCAGCTCCAATGCTTGATTTTGCTTCACCATTCAGTGAAACAAGTCAGAATGACAAAGACGGGTGGCGTTTTTATACTGGAACAATTCCACACACTAATCGTGGTTTTGTTGAAAAAGCAAAAGAACGTTACGCTAAAGAACAGCTTTATAAAGAGTTTGGAAATGACGTTGACATTATCTTACAATACACAGATAACGTTCAAAAACTTATTGATGGTGGTAATCAGCGTTTATCTAACATGGCTGCACAAATTTTGTCAACGGGGCAAATCATAACCGCAACTGGTGTTGGAGGACAGGGACAGGGAACTGACTTTTACCAAAAAGCAGAAATTCCAGCCGATAACTTTATATCCGCTGGTACTAAAGTTTGGAGTGACCCAACTTGTGATTTACTTTCTCAAATGAAAGCAATTGAAGATGACATGCGCGAAACTACTGGTTACAAGGGCGGTTTGGAGTGGAACATTCCAGATGCCATGATAACAAATGTATTTTTGACAAATACACAGGTAAGGGAAAACGTTGCAGCTTACAGAAATTCTATTGGATATCTTGTCGTTGGTGACAGACCTATTACAAGAGAGGAATTTAACGCCTATCTGGCATCAGAAAATGCACTAATTTCTCCTATTCGTGTCGTTATTGAAAAACAGAAAGTACAATCTCTTTCCACAACTTCAACGGTTTCAGGATGGGATTCAACCGTTGCTGTTTTACGTCCGACTGGGTACGCTGGTGTTATCAAATACACTCAAATTCCAGATATTTACGTTGCACAATCTTACGCTTCAACGGCAGTTCAAAAAACAACCGCTATGTATGAGGGTGGAATTATGGGAATTATGAACACTGTTCTTGAACGTGGTGGTTATCCTGAATGGCATACTGATATTTTCATGGATGCTGTTCCCGCTTTAACCGAGTTCACTTATCATTACATTGTAGATACCGCAACAGCAGATTCCTAAAAAACTGAATTATTATGAATATCGTGTCTTATCTTGGGGGAAAAATTAGATTTGAAGTAACAGAGGACAATATTAAGTCTGTTCTTGTTGATAGAGGAATATCGGAGACAGCAGAAACCTCTACTCTAACACAGGAACAATTAGACTTATGCTATGCCGATGTTTTATTCATTATATGGTCTTCAACACCTCAAACGACCGCAAGTTGGTCTAAATCTCATGGAAACTATAAAGAAGCTCATGGTTCAGAAGTACTAAGGGATAAGACAGATATTTATAACACAATGGTTAGAATTTACACACTATATTTAGACGAAAAGATAGAACAATTACCGCTACGTGGCTTTTACTGGGTAGAGGATTTATAAATAACAATGACAATAGTCCATAAAGATACAATTGAAGAATATCCGTTTACTGGATTGTTTTACACCCTGACAATAACGGGTAGTAGGCCATCGGAGCAAACACAAACGAAGACTACGGTTCTTTCGACTGTTTGCGACATTCAGGAAAACGGTATTAAGTCAAGTGTTGAAACAAAAGCTGGTTATGCCGCCTATTTTCCATTAACTGGAAGTGTAGGTGCATATACAGGGCTTATAGAAAACGGGCTATTTTTTGAGTGTTCCTCTTATTACGGTAAGGCAATAAACGGAAAGGTGATTGGGGTTTATGGTTCTGAACTTGGTGGAGCGGTTGCATATCTTGTTGACATAGACACTTAACATATAATTAAACCAATGACAAATTTCATAGAAGATTGTAGCAAATTTATTGAGGACTTACGAAAGTATAGTCGTGAGGAGTATGCTTTATATCTAAGTGATATTGGCAGGACAATGTTGCAGAAAGCGTATGATGAGAAGACATTTAATAACGAAACTTATAATTTGGCTGACAGTTACGCTTGGGCTTTGTACTACAATTGTTTATTAGTAAATTACGGATTCTTAACAACTACGGAGCGTGCAACAGAAGATAAATATGGTAAATATGGGCGAGACGTAGTAGAAGACTTTATACATAAAAACGATGCAACCACAAAGGATGGCTATGAATTGATATTTGTCGCAGCAATGCCCTATGGTATATTTCTTGAAAATCCAAGTCTTGATTGGAAAGCAGAGGAAGAGGGATACACTTATGAGGCAAGACAGGTAATATCTTATATTTGGGACGACTTGGCAGTAATATTCAAACCACATCAGGTAACACAACTCTAAAAAATTAATGATTATGCCTCTTGGAAATGCAATTAACATACAATTACTAAAGGACTATATTTATGGTCTTGTCTATCCTACCGTTAGTTCACATGTTTTTGGTTCATATCCGATAACAAAAGATGACAGTTGGACAGACTTTATTGTAATTGATTGCAATAGGACAAACGACTTGACGGCAATAGGATATTCGACTTTCTTTGTTCAACTATGGGCAAGGGATATTGGTACGATTGGAATTGAAAACGGAAAGAAGCTATATGACATGGAAACAGCACTTATTCCGATTTTATCAAGTCCAAACTCAATAAAAACCGATTATTTTATATCAAGGCGTGGTTCTTATGACCTTAATCCAAAAGACGGTTTTCACGGAAAAATAATAGAAGTTGTTGTAACAATTTTATCAAACAATAACAACAATTAAAACAATAAAAAAACAAATTAAATACTAAAAAATTATGAATACACCAGTAGCTTTAAGCACCGCAAAGTACGCAATTCAAGCAAAGGGTATTGACTTATCCGCACTTGACTCGACTTCATGGGTTGCAATAGGTGACGTAAAAGAGGGTACTTTAACCATTACGGGAGAAGCACCAACTGAAAACGTTATCAAGTCGGACTTCCACGACAGAAATCTTGTATCACTATTAACAATGGGGGCGTTCACAATTGAGGCTGACCTTGTTGACGTACAAAAAGCGTCAGCACAAACATTCTTGGGCGCAACCGTATCATCCGAATCATTTACGCACGCAGGAGTAACAGGAACTTATGAATCCTATGAAATCCCGTCAACAGCACAATACATTTATTATCAGGTTCGTATTCGTTACGCCTCTGGTTTAAAAGCAGTTCGTATCGCCAAAATGCAGGTTATTGCAAATATTACCGGAACAAACACCAAAACCGACACTTTGAATATTCACATAAAATTGGTAGCAGTGGATTCAGGTACAACCGATTACATCACTATGATTACTGATTCAACCGCAACAGGAGTTCCGGCATTGGCAACCTATACCGCAACATCAATCCTTGCAACGTCAGCAAACGTTATTTGGAACTTAGGAGTAGTTGGAACAGCAACCGAATTTGGTGTTGAGTGGGACACTGAACCAACTTTTGCTTCCGCATCAGAAGTACAAGAGGACGTAGCAGGAGTTGGCTCTTATTCAACCCACTTAATAGGATTGGATGACGGAGTTACTATCTATGCACGTGCATACGCTAAATACCCGCCAGCATTAAAAGCTGTTGGAGAAACAATTTCATTTGTAACTCCAACAGGTTCTTAATCTATCTTATTATTCCGACAATTGGGGTGGGGCAGTCAAACCCTACCCCTTTTTTATTAAATAGCTATATGGAAAAAAATACAAATACAATTTTTACGGCAGTAAGTAACGATGCACAAAAGAGGCTTCTTCAAATAATGAATGATAGTCCGAGCATTGTAAAGTTGAATGAAACGGAAGAGTGGAAGATAACCGCATTAAAGCCGGCGGTAAAGTGGAGAATTGCCGAAGTTGCAAGAAAGATAAAAGAGAGCAACTCTGACACGGAAAGTGTATTAATGGAAATGGCTAATAGTATGCCGTTATTAGCGGAAGTGTTAACATTGGCTTTATTGAATGATAAAGATAGGATTGAAAGCGATGAATTTAAGCAGATTTACGAAATGCTTATGTGGGAAACAGATGATAAGAATTGGGGAAATTTGTTTTTAGAAGTTCTTGGATTGTTAGACGTTGATTTTTTTTTTACCAATATAGAATTGGTTCAGATATTTCAGAAGATGACAACGGAGAGGAAACTGAAGATGGAGGAACAAAGACAATTATTGCAAGGACAGAATGGGGACAAATGATGGATTACTTAAAGTCAGTACCGTCAGTTAGTATGTATGATTACATGTGGAAGTTGACAGTACCGCAAATTGTTTTAGGGACGATAGACACAACGAGATTAGAATACCCAAAGAATAAAAATAAAAATGAAAGTATGGCAAGTGGTGATAAGCCGATTAAAACTCTAACAACGCCAGAAGAGTTATTTGGTGTTTTCAGTGGACAAAGAGTATAATAAATAATAAGACAAAATTATGAAAGAAGCAGGTTTACGGGTTACAATAACTAAGGAAGATTTAGAAAAAGCGGTTGATTCTATAAACAAAAAGCTACTTACCATTGACAAAACGATGAAAGGAGTTACGTCTAACCTAACTGACTTAACAAACAAGGCTGGGTTAGACATATCAAAAATGGGCGATGATGCAGCAAAGGGATTTTCAAAGGGTACGGCAGCTTTGCAAAAGCTAAATTCAGAGTTTGGTCAAAAGGCAAACCTACAATCATATCTTGACTTATTAAAACAGGTGGAGGGTACACTTGAAAAAATAAGCACAACGACAACGGGTGCTGGAAAAGCAAAATTAAAAACACCAGCGCAATCAGCGTTACTTGAAGAAGATATTAAAAAAATACAATCAGGGGCAAATGTACAAGGGCTAAACATACCACAATTACAAAACGCAATTGCTACTTTAAACGCTCAAATAGGCGATACAAATAGCAAGTTGACACTTTCACAACAACAGAAACTTGTTGATTTAAGGTCGTATTATGCAGAGGAATTAAAGCTTGCACAAAAGTCAACAGATGAGAAGCAAAAAGAGTTAGAAAAACAAGCGGCTGATTTAAAAAAGGCAAATGATAAAAAAAGCAAGTCTAATAAAAAGTTATCCGAACAGACACCGCTTTATGATTATAAAAACACAGATATTGCTGGTATAGATGCTGTAAATAGAAGCTACAATGAAAGAGTTCGTTTATCAAAAGAACTAACAGAATATAGCAGAAATCTTGTAAAAGGTACTGATGAATACGCACAAAAACAAGCAGTCGTAAATAAGAAAATACAGGAACTCGCCGTTTTAAATAAAAATGCGTCAACAGAAGGTCTCAAATTAGAAAAGACAAAAAGAAAAATTTTAGATACAGCAGGTCAATTAACGCGTAAAATAGCATTGTTATTTTCGGTATCACAAATCACAAATTTTGTAAAAAAAATGATTATGGTACGTGGGGAGTTTGAGTTGCAACAAAGGGCGTTGCAAGCTATTTTACAGGATAAAGACGCCGCAGATAAACTATTCGGGCAGATAACACAACTTGGTATAAACTCTCCTTTTAAAACGTCTGAATTAATTAGTTATACAAAGCAATTAGCAGCTTATAGAATTGAAGAGGATAAACTTTACGAAACCACATATAGACTTGCCGATATTTCGGCTGGACTTGGGGTTGACATGCAGCGTTTAATTCTCGCATTCGGCCAAGTAAAGGCAGCTAACTACTTGAGAGGTCAGGAGTTACGGCAATTTTCGGAAAGCGGTATTAACATTTTAGCAGAGTTGGCGGAGCAATTTTCAATAGTTGAGGGTCGTGCTGTTTCAACAGGTGAGGTGTTTGAAAGGGTAAGTAAAAGAATGGTTACTTTTGGCGATGTTGAGCAAGTTTTTAAAAATTTAACTGATGAGGGTGGTATTTTCTATAATATGCAGGAAATACAATCTGAAACATTAAAAGGGAAATGGTTGAATTTGCGTGATGCTCTTGACTTGATGTATAACGATATTGGTAAGGGAAATGATGGCGTATTAAAGAATAGTATTGACATTGTACGGTCAATGATATTAAATTGGGAAGACTTAGTATATTGGATAAAGTGGGTTGCAGGACTACTAGGAACGTATAAACTTGCTTCAATGGCGGCGGCTTTTGCAACAAAGAATTTAGGGGATAAAATAATATGGTTTACTGGTGTTACTGGAAATGAAATAACTGTACTTAGGGCTTCATCTTTAGAATTGGCAAGAATGACCGTTGCTCAAAGGTTAGCCCACCTATCCACCGTTGCGTGGGGAAGAGCAATTCGTATTTTGCAGGGTGCTTTAACGGCTCTTTGGACGACTGTAAAATCGTTTATTCCAGCAGCTGCAATAATGTTTGTTATAACACTAATTACAAAGTTAACAGAGGCTTCACGTCAGGCAAAAAGATTAAATGTAGAACTCGGTAAAATAAAAAATGAAAGTGTGTCATCTTTTAATGAATCCGCAAACTCATTAAAAAGACTTGGGGAACAGTTAAAAAATGTAACAAAGGGTACAAGTGAACACAAGGAGGTTTTAGGAAAGCTAAACAAGGAGTTTAGTGATTATATACCATATTTACTTAATGAAAACACCGCACTTAATAGTATTGCCGATTCGTATGATGTGATACTATTAAAAATGAAACAAGTTGCACAACAAAGAGCCTATGATAAGGGTGTTTTATCCATTGACAATGAGTATGGTGAAATAGAATCAAAAAGGGTGCAGGAATTACAGGATTTTATAGTAACATATTATAAGGATTACGGTGCTTCTATTTCAGACGCCGCTCAAATTACAAAAATGTGGCGTGAAGGTCTAAAAGGAACAATAGACGATGCGGCAGCACTTCAAGACATTGCATATAAGTATTTCACGGGGAAAAATAGACCTGCGGTTGATTTTTCATTGTTAAGTCCAGAACAGGTTAGAAATTTGGGTATTATCAATAATAAAATTTTAACTATTGCTGGTACTTTTACTTTCATGAATAATGAATACAAGAAATTGGACGATGAGATTTCAGGTACTTTTGGTGCAAATTTTAGCACAAAAGAGGTAAACGATAAAATTAAAAGCACAACGGAGAGTTTTCAAAAACTCTTTGATACGGTTAAAACAGGAACAAAGGAGTGGGACAATATAAATAAACAGTTCAAAACTGCACTTTTAGAAATTAAAAAGAACGCTGGTCTTATTACTAATTTTAAATATGTTACAGATGTTTTATCTTTAGATAAACTCGATAAAACGTTTAGTGCTATAAATAAAAAATTAGAGGAGTATCCAGATTATGTTAGGGATGCATTATATGTGCCGACTACAGTTGAACCGCCAAGTCAGGCTGAATACATGGAACAAATAGAAGGACAGTGGCAGGCGTTAAAAGAATCTGTGGCACGTAGAAAGAGACAACAAAAGCAAGATATATCTTTGGTTGATGTTGTACAATTAGATAAAGATAAAAAACAAATAGCCGCATTAGAAGATATATTAAAAATAATCGGGTATGACTTTCCGAAAACAACAAATGAAACAAAAAACAAAGTTCTTGAGCTAACGAAAGAACAAATAGCCGCAATAAATGAGGTAATAAAGAAATATGACGAATATTTAAAGGTATTCAGTATAGATGCAAGTAGAGAATTAATAAGAAAAGATTTTAGCGGTTTGTTTAAAACGCTTGGGCTTGAACTTTTAGATACTGCAGATTTAAGTGAAAAATGGGCAATAGATTTATTAAAAGGTCTTTCCAATAAACTTAGAGATTCGGAGTCTAAAAAAGCTATTGAAGCAGCCTTACGTGATATAGAATTAAAAGTAAATATATCTTTAGTGGAGGGTGAAATAAACACGGCACGAAAGAAATTTGACAAACTTATTGAAGATTTTAAACTAACGTCAGAGTTGAAAGACTTAAATTTGCCGACAAGTTGGGTGTCTTTTGTTTTTGGTGATGAGGTTACAAGCCTTTCCGATATAATGAAAGGCGGTGCAAAGATAATAGCAGAATTAGAAGAAAAAGGCGGTACTGATAGACTTTCAAAGGCGGCTGAAATTTCTCAAAAATTAAAAGAGATAGAGGCTGACACTTGGAAAGAAAACATTAAGACAATAGCAACGGCAGCTAAAAAATATCAAAGCGTTTCTATTTCAGTTAAAAACGTAAGGGATAAGTATTCCGACTTAATACAATGGGTACAAGACAATGTTCCGTCAACAGAACAGGATAGTATAATAGCAAATTTATTATCACTACAAGATTCAGAAATAGCAGAGTTACAGGCAGAGGCTTTTAAGGCAACTGAAATTTATGCAAAAATGTTTGGGGATATTCAATCTTATGGAGACTATACTTTGAATTATCTTATAAACAAGGCAAAAGAGATGACTAATGAGTTTTCTGAAATAACTGGTGTGGGTGCTAAGTTTATAAAAGAGGACGGGAAGACGAAAGTAAGTATGTCATGGAAAGATGAAGCAGGAAACATACAACAAGTTACCGTTTCATTATCGGAGTATAGGGGAGTTTTAAAGCAGGTGTTGAAATTAGAGGAACAGGTTGTTGGTGAGGGAATGTTTGCAAAAAGCATAGCAGGTTGGAAAGATGTAGCACTTGCTTCAAAAAAATTAGGCGAAAATACAAAAGATATTACCAAATTACAAAAGGAGCTTAATAAGGCAATGGAGGACTATTTTGATGCAAGAGATAAGAATCCATTAGACCCAAAAGCGACAAAAGATGAGTATGAAGCGTATATTGCAAAACAAGATGAATTAAATAAGGCAGAGGAAGAAAACAAGAAATTAAGTTCAGATAAGTGGGAAGCTGTTTCAATTGCGGTACATGCAACGGCAGGTGAGATAAACAATGTTATAAGCAGTTATTCGTTTTTAAGTGATTTACTTGGCGAAACAGGTAAAGAGTTTGTTTCAACTTTTACTGAACTTGCTACGGTAGTCGTTGATATTGTCGGTACTGTGAAAGACCTTGCTCAACAAATTAGTGGGACTGCAAATGAAGCTGGTGATACGGTTTCAAATTTGGCAAAAACTTCAAGTCTTATAATGCTTATTGTAAAAGCCGCATTAATAATAATAGAGTACGTTTATAAGGCTTTAGATAATGCCGGTGAAAAGATAAGAGAAGAAATTGATTTAATTGATAAAGAGCTTAACTACTTAGACGGAATGTTTGATAGAATAGACTTTGACTTATTAAATAACATAACTGAAAAAGAGATTTTAAAACGTGAGTTAAATGAAAGGTTACAGATATTAAATGAATTTCAAGCTAAATATGCACAAACGGCGGAACAATTAGGAGAAAAGGCTTCAAGAACATGGGGAGAGGGTTGGTTGAGTTCTATGAGTTTTGGAACTACCGCACTTGTATCAGCCGTTGAAAATGCATTTAATGGTGATTGGGGTGAGGCTGGTAAGGCTTTAGCAAACTCATTATTGCTTGGTGTAGTAGGTTGGGTAGAGGGGCTTATAAAATTTTCAAGAAAAAAAGACCTTAGTAATTGGCTTGATACATTGGCTGTTAAAGAGGAATATATTATTAAGTTAAATAAAATTTTAAATTCAAACTTAACAGATTTGCAGAAGTCTGCAGAGGTTGCGGCAGCAAATCTTGACTATCAAATTGACAAGTTAACAGAAAAATACGAAAGGTATCAAGAGCTTGCTGAAAAAGGAAAAGCAAAAGAGGAAGACCTTGACGCAATGGACGAAGCCGAACAGGAATTGTTTGATAAGCAGCATGAGCGAGCTATGTTTTATGCAAATACGATTTCCGAACAATACGGGGATATATTTAATAATTTGGCTGACGGTATTACAAGCGCATTAGAAGGCGCATTTGACAATATTACAGACCCAGCAAAAGCGTTTGAGGAGGCGTGGAGTGAGGCAATAAAATCCGTTATTTTTAACATGCTAAAGATAAATTACATCATGCCACAATTACAAGAGTGGATGAAGAGTTTTTATTTGGCTATGGGCTTAAATGCGGACGGAACGCAAATTCCAGGCGTTACACCAGATAGGATACTAACTGAAAAAGAGGCAGCTGATTTAAGACAGAAGTATAATACCGTAGTTGGAATAACGGAAGATGCTTGGAACACACTTGTTGGAACTCTTGACGCTCTTGGTGTTAAAACGGGCGATATGTCAGAATTGTCAAAAGGCATACAGGGTGTTACTGAAAATACGGCAGAGGCACTTGAAGCGTTGTTAAATTCAATTAGATACAGGATTTTTTCTCATTATAACTATGTAGAGCCGCGCATGGATACTATTATTGATAAGTTGACGGTGAGCAATACAATAGGGCAGCAGATACTATTAAATACGGGTGAAATGAGAACAACACTAAATTCAATGAAAGCTGCTTTTGATAGTGTTTTAACGCAAGCACCAAGTAACGGAGTTGGAATACGTGTTTATACAAACTATTAAAATTTTATTAATATGGAAGACGAATTAGAATTATTTTATCAAAAAGCAATAGATTTAAACTTGTGCAAAGAATATACAAACATTTGGCGTTCTCTAAAAACAAAAAGAGAATTTGTTGATTTTTCTTTACGTGCTGCAAGTATTGTTTATATGGCAAAGGCAAGGTATAATGGAATCGGATTAAGCAATAAGTATATATTGGAGAACTTCAGTCCGTTTATAAATGGAAACTATGTATCAAAGCCTGACGAAAACCTAAATTATACTTGCGAATATTACGTTGAGTATAATGGTGAAATAGAAACTGATAGTAATGCACTTGTATTGATAGATTGTGATGCAACAATAAAATTACGCGACTATCAAGTGTTAACGGTATTTACTTATGGCAAAAGTAAGTTAAATTTCACTTCTGCAAATAATACAATTGTTGATGTTAAATATTGGGGAGATGATTGTGCTTTTAATGGAGTAGAAGAAAATAATATTAAACTTAAAAAAAGAAGCAATGAGTTATAAATTTTACATGCAGAAATCGGAAGTGCAGTCAGCACCTGTTTATGACCTTGAAACACAATTTGCGGGGCTACGCGTATTGGGTGTAAGCGGATTAAACTCTTTTGGTAAAGTAAAGAATATTTATGAAATGAGTTATGCGGAGGAAGAGCTTGTTGACCTTACCTATCCTACAACTCCAATTTTAGACCAAACAATAATAAATTTTCACTTTTGTATTTTAGGTACTAATATACAATCTGTTAAGGATTCATTTATTGACTTTGCAACCAATAATATACTTTACTATTGGGACACGAATAATAATAAAAGAGTTAAACTTTATAGGGTTGATGAATTTTCGGAAAGCCTTATTGTAATAAGGGATAATATTGATTATTTTGAAGCTACAATAGCATATAAAAATGTAAAGGGATATACGGACACATCATGTTTTAGTTCAACGTGGAGCGTTACTACTGGTGAAACTTTGGTGTTTCCATTAAGTGGACATTCTCCATTAACGGTAAGCACCTATGTATATTGGGGTGATGGAACTTATACTACAATAGCAGCAAACACAAACTTGGGAACAAGTGGAGTTTCTCATACTTATACTTCGGCTGGTGATTACACGATTATAGTTCAGAATGCAAATAATCAAATGCCGTTTTTCTCTTTACAGACTCCAATAACTTCGCGCGATAATTTAAAAAGTTTAGACACTCCATTTTTGACAATGTATAATGGTGGCAGTATTATAACCGTATTAAATGGACTTTGTGAATCTGCAAGTAATTTAACTTCGATTTGTGAGAACTTGTTTTTATTAAACCAACAAGGAACAAGCCTTTTTGAATCGTTTTCCGGTTGTTCTAAATTGGCTACTTTACCACAAAGACTATTATACTATTTGCCGCTTTTAACAAGTGTTGACAGTTGTTTTAGTGGAACACTAATAACCTCAATACCAAACAATTTCTTTAGATACAATACGGCTTTAACAAATGTGTCAGCTTGTTTTTCGGCTTGTACGGTACTTGCAAGTTGTCCTTATTATTTATTTAGATATAATCTATTAATAACTGATTTTTCTAATACTTTTGCTTCATGCCCTAAACTCGTTTATAATAGCGATATTTTCTGTGATGAGGCAACTGAAAAAACAACGCGATTTGCAAGTGTAACTCCAAACTTTACTTCTTGTTTTAATAGGGCAACAGAATCACATACAGAAATAGGTATTGTTCCAGAATTATGGTCTTATACATACACAGGAACGCCAACCTCTACAACTTGTTTTTATGGAGCTGGAAATGCCGCAACCTCTGTTTCAAATTATACTTCAATACCTTATTCTTGGGGTGGTAGTACTTTGTTTTCATATAGCAATCCAGTTATAAGCGATGTAACGCTTGTTGGTTGTACGGCAATGATGACACTAACAATAGACACGTCTTATTATGCAACACTAACAAGTACCGGATATTCTCTTGATGCTGGTGCAGACACTCCAATAACTCCAGTAAAAACGGTTGACGGTGCTTTTTTTGACACCTATACCGCAACGGTAACAATAACTGGACTTTCTAATAATACGTCTCACTCAATAAGAATGTTTTTTGTTTATAACGGTGCAACTCACTCAACGATAAATATTGTTTTTACAACGAAAGAGCCAATTGTCGGGGAGGATAAATTTGAATTTACTATCTATGTGGATGATATTTTGCTTAACGGTTCTCCAAAACAATTTTACTTACCATTTAGTGGAACAGCACCATCAACAGACACTATTATTTATTGGGATTTTGCTAATGATGAAACAGACACAGAAACAATAACGGCAGGTAGTACAATTTCATCTTATCCATCACATACTTATTTAGGAAAGGGTTATAAAGAAATTAAAATTTATAATAGTGCTGGTGTAATGCCAAAGTTCGGTTGTATATCACCTGCCGTAAATTTTCATATTACAACGATAGACACACCTATGTACAAAATGTATAACGGTGCAACTCCGATAATATCATTAAACTATTTGTTTTACGGGCAGTCCCAATTGTTAAGTGTTTGCGCAGATATTTTTGATAATAACACTATTGCAATGAACTCATTGCAGTATGCATTTGCGAATTGTTCTTCGCTCGGAGAGATACCAGCAAATATATTTGACAAACTAACTTCACTTTCGCAGGTTACTGGTATTTTTAAAAATTGCACATCACTAACAGAATTGCCGACAGACTTGTTTAGATATAATGTAAACATAGATGGTTTTTATGAATCATTTCGCGGTTGCACTTCATTGATAAGTGTTCCAGATTTGTTTTTTAGATATAATTTAAAAGCACACAATTTCAATCAATGTTTTTTATATTGTGACAATCTTTGTATAAATGCAGATATTTTCTGTAATGATGAATCTGAAAGAGGTTTAAGATTTTCAACAAGCGGTTTATATGACAGTATTACAGCTCCTACTTTTTATAAAATGTTTTTTAGATATTCAAATGGCTCTTTTGCACTAAGTGGAACAGCCCCACAATTAACTGATTATATTTTTACTTATGATGCAATAAGTTCAGATTGTTTTGGCGGACGTGGAAACAATGCAAACACAATAACAAATTATAGCACTCTTGGTGCTTGGAAATAATAATAAAAAAAAACAAAAACAATGAATTTAAAAGATATTTTAGCTAAGTTTTTAAAGTTTATAAAGACAAATACGTTTTATTTTATAATAGCCACACTACTTATATTTTTATGTATAAGTGTTGCAAGGTGCATTCATAATAAAAAAGACGATAGTACCATTGTAAGCACGGTTACACATACCGTAACTACAATTGATACTGTTATTAAAGATACTGTTATTTATAAGCCGATACCAGTTGTCGAAGTAGTCCATAAAATTGACACGACAATTGACACTTGCTTTGTAATTGTGGATTACTTTACAGACAGATATTATAAGTATGATATGGAGGATAGCAATTTTAAGTTTAATGCGAATATATTAGTGAACAAAAATTCTATTCAAACGTTAAAGTATAATTACGAGGTTTATAATCACAATACCGTAACTACTACGGTGGTAACTAAAATACCAAAGTTTTCATTATACTTAGGTGGTGGCGTTGAAACTAACCTAAAAAGTATTGATGTTAACTTAGGAATAGACGTAGGAATAAAGCGACATTTAATAG